AATATTCTCAATATTTTTACAAATATATTTGAAACTAAGGCTGAAACTAAGTATTTTCTCTCTATCATCGGCGATACTATCTTTAAAAAATCAACTAATATTAATATTATATCTTCTACAGCTAAACCTCTTATACGAATGATTGAAAATGCTGTAGGACAATATTTTGGACATGCACCAATTCAAAATGCATTTCGATATAAATATCATGAACATAATTATAGCGATTGTAGAATTTTACTAGTTAAAAACAAAATTAATGAAGGAATATTTGAAGAATTACATAAAATTATAATTGACTTAGTTGTAGTTGCTTGTCATTATTCAACTAGATATAATATCGCCGATGATTATTTAACTCTATGTGAAGAGACTGACTTACGTAAACGAATATTATTTCTTAAAAATAATGACCAAACAACAATTGTAGAAAAATTTATTAATTCTAAAATACAAATTTCTAATGCTTCTAACATTTCGATGAAAAATATGTTATATTTATGGAAATCTTATTTAGATGAGATTAAATTACCTAATGTTATTTTTACTACTACACTTAAATCATTACTTAAAACCTTTTTACAATATGACGAGAAAACTGATTGTTTTATTGATTGTACCAGTCTTAGTATTCCTTTTGTTTCAAACTTCATTAAATTTTGGGATGAAAATATCAAAGAAGATATTACTGAATATTATTTAGAGATCGACGAAATATGTATCTTATTTAAACAATTTTTAGGTAAAAATCATGATGTTAATGAAGCTACTATAAAACACCTTATTAAACACTTTTATCCTGATATCAGTATCGATGGTAAATATATCTATGCTATAAGTTGTGATTCATGGAAAAAACAAGAAGATATTATCAATTATCTTAAAATTAAAATAACCGAACAGACTATAAAAACACCAGAAATATCTCGATATGAACTATATAATGATTATAGCACCAAATATTGTAAAAAAGTCAAAAATAATATTGTAATTAGTAAATCATACTTTGATCTTTTTGTCAGCAATATAGCCGATAAAACTAACGATACTGATATGATTGACCTTACACAATTACAACTTCCACAATAATTGTTTATAAATATAATAAAATAATTATTATATTATATTTATTCCTTTATTTATATTTAGCGTCTACGAGTCTTACCACCAATGGTATGAGCTCTGCGACGGGTACGCTTTGGCGACCTTTTAGCAGTACGTCTAACTGCACCAAACTTGCCTTTCTCAGCAAAAAAACCATGCTTCTCAAGCCGTCTCTCGCGTTTAGCCGTCTCGAACTTTTTCTTAGATACAATACGACCATTCTTATTCTGTACTAAATCTTTCTTTAAAAGTCCACCCGATGTTTTGTAAGCAGTTCCATGATGAACCTGCGCACGAGTACCTACTAAAAGAGAGAAAACTTTATCACCAATATGGTATTTACCATCAGCTGCCTTATGATGTTTACGCATTTATATTATATGATTAGATTTTTTCTTAAAATAAATGATAAAAATAGCTAAAGAACCACTTTAGCCTTGCAGTTTAAAATCTCATGGTACTTATATGAGGAAAAGTAGAAAAAATCGAGGTGGACGTTCTCGGCGCTCCTTACGAGGCGGCGGCAACTTTACATGGGTCGGTAACTTTGGTGGAGGTGCTCCACCAGGTGACACCGGCTTTAATTGGGCTGGAGCACCACATGAGTTAGAGAGACCACATGTTGGTGGCAAAAAAGGCAGACGTTCTCATAAAAGAAAAAGTAAACGGTCTCAAAAAAAGAAATTAAGGTTTACGATTAACCAGCGTCGGCAACACTCTCGGAGGCGGCGGTAAAAAAATTGTCTTTCTCTTTTCACCTAGAGTATTCCTATTTGCTAATCTTGAACATTGCATAGCCTGTGTTACCATACTTCCTGGATTATTAGCAGCTACACCACTAAAATATGCTGGGTTTTTTATATAAAACACTTTTTTACCATTTGGACCTATATAAAATGGTAAAATAGCATTTCGTGCAATTCGAGGATTTTTATGATGTAAACATTCATTCTTACAATCTACAACTAACTGAGCAACATCTTGTGCACAAGGTTTCCTTGCCATTAATTTAACTAAATATTTTATATAAAAGGAATATATTTCGGCATATCGTTTTCATATGTAGTAACTTTAAAATCATCATTATATCCATCTACTCTTACTACATCACCTGTATATAAATCATTACATCCTGTTTCTGTCATACATTTGCGTCCATTATAACTAATAGGCAATTTTAATAAGTTATTACTTTCAGACATAGTATAAAAATTCCATTTATCACGATTTGTTATTAATGGTCTACCTAATAATGGCAAAATTGTCTCTTTATCACCTATACGGGTTAATATACCTATTTGTCTATAACTTGTATCAAATGATTGTGTAGGAATATTTATTGGCATTCTACTTGAAAAAATGTTTAATCCTGGAAAAAGTCTATTATCTCTTAAAGGTGCCTGATATGGATTTAATAAAACATCATTTTCCACATTTGAAAAAGCAAATGCTGGACGAGGCATCAACCCCTGTCGAATAACATCTTGATTATCCGATACATTTACAGAAAAATTTGTTTTTGTTTCATGTTTTGAATTTGTAACATTAAACGTTAAAAATACACCTGTAAGAACTACTCCTATTAATATAACAATAAATAATAAAGTCATATTCTCTATACAAACTACACCCGGCGGACACTTTCCCATTTATATTATAATAACATAATACTAAATATGTTATTATATTGCACGGAGTGGGGTTCGAACCCACGCATCTTTCGATATGCGAACTTGAGTCGCACCCCTTAGACCACTCGGGCATCCGTGCTGACCAATATTATACTATTGATATATTAACAGCTATATTATATTTAAATCCCTTTTGTACTTCTATAATTGAACTCATGATTATAAATCAATTTACTTAATTATGCTAAAAAAACGGTTGTAATTCTAATGTATTCGTCGTAGGACTTGTATTAACTGGACGACTAATGGGTACAGCTAGATTGCTCACATCATACTTATATTTCATATAACTTACTGCCGCTTTATATACCTGCTCTACCGCGAATGTCGTCACCAATTTATTTAATTCTATAATTTGATATTTTATATCACATGGCAAATTATTACTATGTTCTAAAAATATACTACGCATTATAATCTTAAGTTCGTCACAATTTTGTTGTCCAATTACATATTGACCATTAGAACGGTCATAAACCCCCTTGCGAATTGCATTTTGTAAAATTTCAATATTAGCAGCACTAAAAAACGTGCAAGATAATAATGTATCTGTCCATGTTCCAGTTAGAGCATCTCTATATGTAACACATGGTTTTAGTGGTATTTTATCTGCAAAACCAAATTGGGGACCAATTGGACCTAATATATCTACTCTACCATTTGTTAAATTATCCATATAATTACTAATTAGAAAAAAATATTACGATAATTTATATATGACTTTCCAAAAAATTGTTGTCATTATTGCTATAATCTGTCTTATTGCTGCATTAACTTTTATTGGCTATGCTATGTATAATAAGCAACACGATGTTCAATTTCCACCTGTTAAAAGTCAATGCCCTGACTATTGGACAGCTAAAGACAATAAATGTTATAACCCAAAAGATTTAGGGAGTTGCGCTCATGGCGAAGACAAATATGTTGATTTTAATACAAATTTTTTTAAGGGTCATCGGGGCAATTGTCGCAAAGCTGACTGGGCTAGGCGGTGCGGTGTATCATGGGATGGCATAACTAATAGCAATCAAAAATGCCATTAGTAATATTCTTAGATATATATATGGAACTCAGTAAACTTAACCGTTTACCAGAAGAACTTATAACTCTCATATTTAAAGGCATACCAAAGATACAAAAAATTTTTTTAAACAAATATTATTATACACAATTTAATTATTTGATTGATCAAATAATTGGAACTAGATACGATTCATATATTAGAGATATGGTCAGAAATAATTATGCGTTCACTTTTCAATATGTCCTTGAGAGAAATTTTGAAAAATGGCTAATGGTTACCAATTATCATTACAAACAATCTATTTATGATAATTATATTTGCTTTTTAATCGAATTTTCACGAAATAATAATGCATATAAATGCTCTAATCTGCTTAATGATAAATTACAATTATCTAGACTTAAAAAAGAATGGTATAAAAATAATAGAGTCAAATATAACAAATGGATAAGCTAGATTTAAATGTTGCCCTCAATCGAGAAAAAATTGTTACCGATATTAGTAATTTTTTAACCTATTTTGAAAAAAATAAAAATAATCTTACCATTAAAAGAGGTATATATCTCTATGGACCACCTGGAAGTGGTAAAACATATTTTGTTAATGAAGTTTTAACAAAATTAGGATATGATGTAATTACATATGATGCCGGTGATATTAGAAATAAATCTATTATTGATACTATTACTCAAAACAATATGACTGATACAAATGTCTTAAGTCTTTTAACTAAAAAAACTAGACGTCTTGCTATTATAATGGATGAAATTGACGGAATGAATAATGGAGATAAAGGTGGTATTAATTCACTAATTAAAGTTATTCGTCCTAAAAAAACTAGAAAACAAAAACTCGAAGAAATTGCATATATACCTATTATTTGTATAGGTAACTATCATATTGATAAAAAAATCAATGAATTAATTAAAGTATGTCATAGTATTGCATTTCAAGAACCAACAAATAAACAATTAACAAATATAATGACCACTATTATGCCCGAAATTACTATTGACAAAATTTTATTTAATCATATAATCGATTATATACAAAATGACCTACGTAAACTGTTTTCCGTTTATCAAATATATAAAAATAATCCGGATATGGTTAAAAATAAAAATATTATGTCAATATTTATTCCCAAATCATTTAATGAAGATACTAAAGACACTACTAAAAAACTCATCAATAATCAATACTCATTAAGTGACCATCAACTCCTAATGAATGAAACCGACCGAACTATTGTAGGATTATTATGGCACGAAAACATTATTGAAGCACTTGATAAACTTGATAAATCTTCTAGTATACCATTATATATAACTCTTTTAAACAACATATGTACAGCTGACTATATTGATCGTATTACTTTTCAAAAACAAATTTGGCAATTTAATGAAATGAGTTCTCTAATTAAAATTTTTTATAATAATAATATATTTCATAATAGTATCAAATCCCATAAACTTACTATCAACTCTATTAGATTTACGAAGGTCCTAACAAAATACAGCACTGAATATAATAATTATTTATTTATACAAGGTCTGTGTCAAACTCTTAATCTAGATAAAAAAGACCTCTTTTCTTTTTTTATTAAATTACAAAACTTACATACTTCTGGTACTATATATAATTTATTTGAACAATATGAGATCACTAAATTAGATATTAATAGAATATACAGATATATTGATAAATTTTATACATCTACTGATACTACAGAAATTTCTGATTATCTATCTGAATAATATACTTTCAAATTATCTCGACTTAAAATTTATAATATTTATATATTTTAAGTCCTGTCAAATGTTTACTATTGAAGACTATGAATTTGAAAAGATTATTGGTAAAGGTAGTTTCGGTAAAGTCTATAGAGTTCAAAAAAAATCTAATAAACATACCTATGCAATTAAAATTCTAAATCTTCCATTAGCTGCACAAATTGATAAACAACTTATTATTAATGAAATTCGTTTTTTAGCTAGTCATAACTGTAAACATATTATAGACTATTCTACTGTATTTATCAAACATAGTTCTATATATATTGTAATGGAATATGCTAAAAAAGGTGACTTACATCAATATATTAAATATTATAAATCTAATAACAAAAAATTCTCCGACTCAGAATTATTTAACTACTTTATACAAATTGCACAAGGTATTAAATATCTCCATAAACACAATATAATTCATCGAGATATTAAAACTGCTAATATTTTCATAGACCATAATAATAATTTGAAACTTGGGGATTTCGGAATTATTAAAATTTTACAAAACCATTCTATGCAAGCTAATACACAAATTGGTACACCTTGTTATATGCCTCCTGAACTCTATAGGTATCAAAGATATAATACTAAATTTGATATTTGGTCTCTCGGTTGTGTACTATATGAAATGATGGCTTTTAATCCGCCTTTTAATGGTAGATCCATAGTAGATTTAAAATATAAAATATTTTCTGGCAAATATAATAATCAAATATTAAGACCATATGCATCAGAATTACGTTATATAGTTTCACTTACTCTTAATACTAATCCTACTTTACGACCTTCAATTGAACAAATTCTTAAATTACCCGCACTTTTATCAAAATTATCTATATTAAAATTATCTATTACTAGTGACTACAATATTAAACCTTTATTCTTTGAACAATATAATATACCCAGAAAACAAAGCGATTGGGTTGCCATTATTAAAAAATATTCTAAACCTATTATCTCTTCAACTAAATTACCATCTTTACCTTCAATAACTAAAACACCTATATCTAAACCTATATCTAAACCTATATCTAAACCTATATATCCCGTTCCACATCCACCAAATAAACCTAAACCACAATTATACCGTCCTAAACCCGCTCTTCCTATTTTACAGAAACCTGAACCTGTACATAAACCTAATTCTAAGCCATCTAAACCACCTCTTCCACAAAATAATAAACCTAAAGAAAACATTATCATTCATACAGAACAAATTCCCATATTATCTAATGCTGATAATAAAGAAATTATGGATATAGACCTTGATATTGATAAAGTATCACAAAGTATTAAAGAACTTCGTGCACAATTAGATATTAAATTATTTAGACTTGAACATCTCAAAAAAAAACGTAAAACTATTATTGATAATAACCAACAAGCAATAGTTGCTGGTAATAATCACATTACACCCCACCCACCACTCGTTCCAATATCTCAATTAAAAAAAAATACTGATATTATTCCTAACTGTGAAGATAAACTTAGTTTATATAAAGCTTCACCATTATCTTACATGTCCCCAAAATCTCGACTTATTATTAAAATTGGTTCTAAACATGATTCTAATTATTTTCTAAACCATTAGCCCCCGGATAAATATATTGTCCTGGATACAGAGCATTCGTCTTATTATACCAATTTTTAACCAAATCCTCATCTAAATTTACTGAATAATGATTCATATAACTAATTGGATTTTCATAAAATGCCTGTCGAGCTGACCTACCACATGAATCTGCACCCTTTGCCTTTGAATTTGCATAAGCTGTGGTTGACCGCACCTTGAAAAATCTACGTTCATCAAATGAACCTACCTTCCATGGATACCTTGCCCCTGTAATCGCATCACGAATACTATCTCCTACAATATCCGAATAATAAACTTCCTTATGTTTTTGATATACTACATTTGGTTCTTCTCCCTCAATGATATCTTCCTCATCATGGTACGCCATCTCACTTATTATTTATTTTTTTATCATTTTAATATCAATTTTTTAAATATTAAAATGATTAATTTACTTTTTTGCATTTAATTCATTAGTTAATCTTTCAATTGTTCCTTGTTGTTCATGTAAAATTTTTATTATTTGTTCATTATTTAATGGCATCTGTTTACCATTTATATTGCCCATAATCTGAGGTGCTCCTGCTCCCTCCATAATCATTTGTAACAACAGCTGGTTTTGATGAATTCGTAACTGATTCTCTTGAATTAGTTGACCAATCTTTTGTGGATTTTTCCTTAAATTAGCTAATTGTTCTGGTGACATACCCAATGGCATTTCCGCCCCTTGTGGCATCTGCATCCCCTGTGGCATCTGCATCCCTTGTTGCATTTGTTGTTGCATTTGTTGTTGCATTAATTCCTCTCGTTCCTTTTTTAGTTCTGCAATTTGTTTCAACACATCTGGTTTCATCTTAGGTTGACCCGGTTCATAATCTACTAATAACTTCTCTATTTTATTCATATAAAAATCTTTTAATCCCTTCTCCTTTACAAAATCATCTACTGTTTTATCTGACCTCTTCACAAATTGAGGATGCGGATTCTCAAGTAGTGTCTTCTTATCAAAAGTATTATGCTCATGAGAAAAAACTAAAATTGTTTTCTTTGGTTCTAATTGAACAAACGGAACTGTATATCTATTTAAAAAAGCTCGCTCCTCTGCTAATGCTGCTGTATCTTGATACCTATGTTCTTTTAATAATTCACGTCGAAATGCAAACGTACCTGCTGTCGCATGAGTTGGTCCATATGGACCAAATTGAACCATTTGATTTATATGTTTAAAATAAATATATATTTCACTTGCACCTGCACATAAAGCACTTGGATGCGACTGTAACATACTTACCGCATGTGATATCCGCTCCGGTGGATAATAGTCATCATCGTCCATATACACTATAATATCCCCTTTTGATGCCTCATGAAGCAAATTTCGCTTTTTTCCTAACACCATTTTTTTATCATATTTAATATACTTTACCTGTGGAATATCAATAACTAATTCCTCTATCTTGTCAGTTCCATCATCTAAAATAATCCACTCTATACGATCCTTTGGATATGTCTGATGATTAAAACATTCTATCATCGCTGGAATAAACGGTCTCCTATTAAATGTTGGGGTACAAACACTAACAAATGGTTTTGTATTATCTTTTTTATTTTTTTTACCCATATTTGCTTACTATTACTTAATAGTAACTATTTAAATATCTTAAATAGTTAATATTAAATCCTTTAACCCCACCCACTACATGGTGCTTCCCAATCAATTTCACTCACTTCCTCTATAGGTCTTCGTAAATGAGTATACGAAGTTATTTTACCATTACCTCTAGGAAATACTACTATATACGATAATCCACCATCTTTATATATATATTTTGATTCGATTTTACCTTTTTCAATTAATACCTCATTTTGTCTATGACTCTGTGAATTTAAAAAATAAAATGATATTGCCTCTACCTCATCACCAATATTATAGTCTTGTTTAAGACCAAATTTATTAATACGTCTAACTTCATCTTTCCATTTATCGCTCCCACTTTCAAAATAATTTGGACACTCTTTTGGTGGGCTCGGATAAATCACCGACATATAATATCATCATTTGAAATTTTTATATCTAATTTTTATTATTATTTATATTTAGTTTCGTTTACATGTTTCAATATCAATAGTAAATAAACTACCTATTGCTTCAAATATACCTTTTATCATATTCCAAATTTCACCTTTTCCATGCCACAACATTGCAATAAAACATATAATTACTGTAATTTTTGCCGTTATAGTCCATCTATCTGATGGTAAACCTGCCACAACAGCTATTGTAAAAATTAATGCAAAAAGTAATGTTAGTAACCCTATATGTTCTCTTACTATATTTTGCACTTCATGTTTATCCTTACGCATTGGATATATCAAAAATTTATAAAATACACTAAATACATTTGATATTGAAACCATCCAATTACAACCTAACACTAAAAAACATGATAAAATAATTAATATAGCGGTTATAAATCTTCCAAGACCATCTCCTTCTTCTATTCCTTTCCAAAAACCTATAAACTGTTCCCATATTAACTTACCGAATGTATATATATATGTAAATGTCAACAAAAATGGAATTATTATTATTACTAATAATATCAAAACATGCTCATTTATATTATTCAATTTATCTGACTTTAAAAAGTTTGTAAGATGTGAATTTAAATCTGTTTGTGTTATAGCTAAAGAATTCACAAACCAATTTACATAACCTCTTCCAAATTTTCTCTTATCTTCCCCATAACTAAATTTATCGTATGGAAATGTAGTACCACAGCTTTTATTTAATTTTATTTCCAAACCACCATATTGTTCTTTACCACCAGAAAGTCCTTGTGCTTTTTCTATTTGTTCTAATTCCTCCATTGTCCACTTATATGGATCATTACAAGGACAATTATCATCTTCACCATATGGATACTCACAACAATTTGTTGGAAATAATGTATCTAAAAATTTATTAGCTTTTTCCGGTGTTTCACCATTTATTTTACATTTTTTATTTGAATTACTGCATATCGCTTTTCTAATTAAAAATATCATATTTGCATTCATTAAAATTATCGAACCTATTATCAAAACTCCTCCTAACAACCAAAAAAATAATGTAAGTATTATTTCCCCTACACTTTTTTTTCGTTTAGGTTTATCATTATTATCCCAGTAAGCATTCTTATCACTTTTCTTAAAATCTGACTTATCAGATTTTGACTTATCATTACTTCCATTTATCTTATTATTTACTTTTTTTTTCATTTTATCTACATACTTATCTAAATGCTGTAAAATAGTTGGCATATATAATATTATTATATTTTTTATATTAGACCTATTCTTATTATATTATATCTATTTTTATTATCAAATCTTATTATTTATGGTGCGTAAACTTTAACCAGACTTTACCATTATCAAATGTCAATAAATTGTATCTTTCCTCCATTATATATAAATTATAATTAAACAAATGAGGATTCCATCCAATTTTATTGAGTCCAAGTAAGTTACCATCGCCATCACACACTGGCAATTGCTGTGCTGATAAATCTATCGGTGGTTTTAATGTCGTATATTCAAATTCTATATCTTTAAATAAAATTAAATTCATAGCACCCATTGGTTGATTATCCCCTGGATTCGTATCTAATCCAAAATTATAAAAATATAATCCATCATTCGTTCCACCGCTTGTTCTAGCATATTTTTCTAGATTATTTAATATACCTGCTTCTAACTGATTCTCTCGTAATTTACCATCACACCACAACATCCAACTTGTCTTTATATACTTATTATTTTCATCTTGATATGGACCTGATATAT